TATGGGCCATTAGCTCAGGCGGTAGAGCACTTGACTTTTAATCAAGTTGTCCGGGGTTCGAGTCCCCGATGGCTCACTGAAAAGAGAAACCTCTCAAAGCCTTGTAAATCAAGCGTTTGAGAGGTTTTTTGATATGTATTTTCTGATGTAATTAATTATAGACTTAGTCGAACTTGACTGAACTTTATTGATTTGTTCGTACCCATTTCGTACCCAAATCTTATTTGGCTTTGAGGGTAAGAACGGACTCAATAGCTTCAAGTGGTTTTTCTTTCGATTCGATAATATGTGAGTATACGTTAAGGACCATACGTTCATCATCACCGAGCAGAGCAGCAATCTTTTTGGTAGTGAGTGTATGTCCTTCGAGCATGGCATAACACAGCCTGGTACAATAATTATGACGGAAGATATGTGCGGTAAGATCCTCAAAGCCTACAACGGACCAGTTCGGCATTTTCACGCCGGAATGTGACAGGTAGGCTTGCTTTAATGTATTTTTAATCGAAGACCACATCTTGACATATGCACTGTGCGTCATAAGTCCTCCGGAGGATTTTTCAAATAAGTTTGTACTGTCAAGCGTAGAAACATATGGTTGGAGAACTTCTGTAAGCTCGGCCGGCAGCGGGAGTGTGCGGTAACTGTTGCGTGACTTTGGGTCTTTGATATACGGGTTGTTGCCGTCAAAGGCCAGAGCCTTATTAATATTAATTGTCCCATCTTTGAAATTCAGGTCGAACACAGTCAGAGCGAGTGCTTCTTCACGCCGTAATCCACAATAGAAAAGAATATATACAAATGCCTTCTGTCGGCTCGTCAGAGGGGCATATGAGAGCGTTTCAGTCTCTTCCGGGGTAAGAGGGCGCTTTTCCTTGGCAACGTGCCGTGGGGGCTTGATATCGGTAAATATGTCAAATGTCTCACCTCTGGGAAGTAATTTGTCACGTTCTGCAGAACGGCATATCTGTTTGAGCGTCATAATAAGCTGCTGGCATGTACGGGGTCTGTCTGCTGTTCTGCCTACAAGCGACATAACAAGTGAATGGTTAAGTGCGCTGAATGGAACATATTGCAGGTCGTACAGATGTTTTTCTACAATATTGCGGTACATTGCCTGCGTATTGCCCTCAACATTCGATTTGGCCCGTTTGAGCCATTCAACGGCATAATCATAGATAGATGTATCTTGGGACAGGACGATAGCTCCTGTTGCTTTTTTGATTTTGAAATTCTCAACTTTAAGTTCCAGGTCACGGCTGGATTTGTCACTTCGTATCTTGATATAGTGTTTTTTACCGTTACGATATGTGCCGTCCCAGACTTGCGCCGTGAAACGTCCGTCAGAACCTCTTGTGTATTTTGCCATAGTGTATTCTCCTTCCAATGTGTTCAGTTGCACCGGTGCAACCAAAAGGGCATAAAAATACCCGGACTTGCAAAATACCGGGAAGAATGATACAATATAGCTTGTTCAGGGCAATGTATCATTTTTATGGTATTTGCGTAGGCTCCCGGCTTTGCCGGGGGCCGTTTTTTGTTAAAATGAAATTTTGTTAGGCCTGCGTTGATTGTGCCTGTGACAGGAGAGCATCCTGCAACACTTTAGAAAAATTAATGTTATTCCGTTCTCCGTAGGTATTAAGCCATGCAGGAATGGTAATATTCTTCCGGATTGTTTTAGTACCGTATTTTTCAGCATATTCAGTCATATCAAGAATAATCATATTCATGAATGAACCTTCCGGAACGATAACAGATGCAGGAGAGCTTGATGCAGGAACAGGATGGCCGTCTTCAAGCTCATCAAGAACCCATCCGCTGGCGGCATCAATCGCCATTTCAATGGCATTGATAAGGTCACGGCCTTCTGTTACACAACCAGGCAGATCAGGTACAACAACAGTATAACCTTCTTTCTCTTCGCATGGAGTAAAAATTGCTGGATAGATTAATTTCATATCATACACCTCTTTCTATATATCAAACTGTTGGCAGGGCTATTTTAGCCCCGCCTGTTTCATTATTGAATTTGCAGTTCCTTTATCTAAATCTCCGGCATGATTGGGAACTGTTACTTTACCGGGTTTTGTTGGATGCTTAAATTGTTCGTGAGAACCAACCTGTTTTACAAAGTACCAACCGTCATTCTTAAGTAGCTTTTCGATTTCTCTGACTGTCATCCTGTTCTCCTTTCAATTATTATTATACACATTATACGCATAAATGTCAATAGAAAATGCGCATAATGTGTATAAAAATTACGACCGGACACTAAACATATGTTAATAACTCATATTTTAAGGGTATCCACTTAAAGAGTCAGGTAATCTTATGATGTATATTCAATATTTACATAGTGGGTGTAATATATCTGATATTTTATTATATAAAGAATGATAGAATAAGTTTGTTCAAGGCCTTTATCATTCTTACGGTATTTGCGTAGGCTTACAGCCGTGCTATGGCCGTTTTTAAAATATAATCATAATCGCAAGCTCCGGACAGAACCGGATGGCGTAATTATCAACCCGTACCCAATCGGTGCCGTGCACTTGTTTGTAGCGTTCAATAGCATCTTGTAAGAATGCTTCTGTTACATTCAAATAATTGGCATATTCGTATAAGCTGTTACAGCCGCTTCGGAATGCGGATATGAAACAGTTGAGTGGCAGCAGTCGCTTATAGGCCCAGAGCCGAGCCTTAAGCTCCTGCTTTCTATTATTAACTGATTCCTGATCAAGTATATCTCCGACGGTCGTGTAGTAATGGCCAAGCTCTTCAGCCATGACACAACATTTCTCTGTTTCGGTCATATCGACACGTATGGCTATGTGCCTATCCTTAATGCGGCCATCATTGGCACGCAGAGGTTTCTCCTTAGTAATTATATTCTGGCTGTCTGCTTCAGCAAGAAGTTCTTCGTAAGTCAATTAAATCACCCTTTTAAAAATTATATATTAGAAGTTCTCATCATTCATGATATCCTCATCATGTTGTTTGTCCTCATCAGATGCTCCGTCAATAGCATGTGCAGCATTAACATTAAGGTGCGGTCCTTTGGCTGTATATTGAGGAATATATGTAAGCTCCTTAACTCTCTTAGTGGCTTCTTGCTTTCCCATATCATTTAAAGAATTGTAATATGATATTATGGATGGCTCAGAAGGCTTATTGTTGTGATCCTCTATTAGGTCGGCTGGTGTTACTCCTAGGTACTTGGCTAATAAGTCTACTTTATCCATTCTGGGAAGCCGTGTTCCATTGAACCATGTAGATATAGCGGACTTATTAATTCCCAAATCGTTGATTAAATCTATTTGAGACTTATCGTTTTTCTTCATATAGTATCTCAGATTACGTGAAAAAATCTGTTTATAAATGTTGTCTTTTTCATCCATAAATAAAGCCTCCATTAAATTCATTAACATCATCATATAACAAAATGTGGATAAATACAAGATGAAAAGTAAAAAAAGTATACAAAAAGTATTGACATCTACAAAAAGTAGAGTATAATTTAAAATGTAGCAAGGAGTTAAGCATCAAAGGAAAGGAGATAAACGATATGTCAAATAAGAAGAAAGCAAAGAAAAAAACGCTGTCAGCCAAAGACATAATTGAATTAGTGATTAAAGCGATGTTAGCCGCAGCGGCTTTAATCCAATCAATTAAGTCTTAGCAGACAGCTACTAGGGGAGGGGCGATAGCCCCGAACCCTTTGCCTTATTCTAACATACCGTTTTTAATAAAGCAATGAAAAACATTAATAATGTAACAGTTATGCTTGTCCTGTTAGTTGTCATGGCGCAATTTGCGAAATGGGGACTTGTATGGAAAATTATAGTTGGAGCTTGCGCATTGTACGATTTGGTATTGATTATAATTAAATTATGCAATCGTAAGAGGTAAAAAGTGGCTGACCTAGCGGCGATACGGGGAGAAAGGATGTAGAATGGAAACATTCAGAATTAGCTTAGCTGCGGCTAGAGTAAATGCAGGAATGACTCAGGAAGAGGTTGCGGAAGTAACTGGTAAAAGTAAGCAGACAATTATCAATTGGGAAAAAGGACGGACGGCTCCAGGCATTCCAGAAATTGAAATGCTTGCTAGGATATATAAAATCCCACAGTCTAATATTTTTTTACCCTCATACTCTACTAATAGTAGAATTATACATGACATTAAATATGGACGTTCAGAGCCTTCTGAACAAGCAGATTAAAAATGCATATAGCGAGGAAGGAGAACCAAATGAGCGAGTTAGGTGACGCAATAAAAGAGAGTTACGACAGAAAACGACTGTATGAAGTATGGAGTGGGATAAAGCAAAGGTGCTATAACCCGAACAACAAGGACTATCAATATTATGGCAAGCGTGGAATACACATGAGTAAAGAATGGAAAGATGATTTTGATTCATTCTTTGAGTATGTATCTAAGCTTTCAAATTTTGGAAAGACTGGATACACGATAGACCGCAAGGATAATAACGGAAACTACGAGCCGGGAAATATTCGATGGGCGAGTGCTGAACAGCAGAACAATAACAGGCGGATTTGAGATTATAGGAAGGAGAACCAATGAAAAAATACATAGCCAAAAGAAAGCTAAAGCCTTGCGTAACAATCGCAATAGGTAAGGACAGTCCTATTGTGAAGAGTAAAGAAAAGATTATGGAGAAATGTTATGCAGAAACTGCCAGAGCAATCATTGACATGGCGGAAGGAATGACACATTCACAATGGAACAAAATCAATCATTTTATAGAAGTGAGTTTTCAAAAACAAGAAGCCAAGTTGACGTTTGAGAAACCCAAAGAACTTGACCTCTTGATGAAACAGAATTTTATTCTGTGACAATCTGAATAAATACAGGATTTATTCGATAGTCTTTTCCCTGATATTGGATATGAATGTAATCATACTTGAAACAATTTGCATATCGGGAACCGTTTGTATATTCAAGATTTTCTCTGAAATATTTTACAGGTTCTTGATTATCCGCTACGGTGGCTGTTTCGGTGATGTCTATCCATTTACCAAGAAGGCAAGCGTAAATTCTCATTTAATCTTATTCTCCTTTCTCTAATATTCAGTCGGCAAACTGATAAGGAGATTATAAGACGAAAAAATAGAAAATTACAATAAATATCTGGGAAAGGAAATATTCGATGGGCGAGTGCTGAACAGCAGAACAATAACAGGCGAATTTGAGATTATAGGAAGGAGAACCATGGAAAGTACAACTTCAAAACTGATAGATATATCAGTGAAAACAAAAGGCATGGAAGATTTCCATGAAGCAAGAAAAGTTCTTACAGACGAAGAGATAGTTTTCTATTATATCGCAAAGAACGGCGAATTGTCGGAAATATATGAAGGTGAGGAGTGCATTATCAAGGATATCCTGAAAGTGCTTGGAGCAAAGAAATACTCGGTAAAGCACTCACTACACCTGCTTGATGTGGCAAAAGAAGTTCTGAAGTCAATTGCCAGATTTGAGCTTTAAACCATCCACGTATCGCTATGCTGTTTCTTGATTTCTGTAAATGAAATTTTATTTTTCACATAATCGTCAAGGAACTGCTCAGGTGTTGTGGCGGTAGATGTTTTGACTGTGAAAGCAAGCGCAATGTCTTCCAGATTATTGTTCAAAGCATCACTGATAGGATTTTTAGACATAGGCAAATCTTCCCCCTTTCATATACTTGGCTCTGGCGGAGCCTGTAAAAAGAGTATAGCACATAACGAAAAGAGGGGAAAGGAGCATGAAACCGTGAATTATAGATAGAGCATGGGAGCCTACGCATAATCGCCCTGAACAAGCAGATTATACAAAAGAAAGGAGGCGCAAGTTATGAATTTTCCAAAAGCTTTTATGACTAAGAAGGAACTTAGAGAAATAGGTGTTCCGGAAGCTACGCTGGAGCGTATATGGAACATGAAAGGACAGAACATAGCTTTCAGAGCCTGTCCGGGTAAGAAAACAAGCCCCATAATCTTTGATACGGAATCGTTATCAAAGCAGCTTGCAAAAGAAACAAGAATCGAAGCGGCAACACGAGAAATTTGAACTTATAAGGAGGAAATAAGAATGAATAACGAATTAATTGAATTGAGGAAGGACCTGCAGGAAAGAATGGACAGGATAAGTCTGAGACTTTCGGAAGCTGTGACAATGAGAGATGAGCTTGACTGTGTAATTACGGTTGCACTCTTAGAGGAATATGCAAAAGGAATCAGGAAGACAGAGCTTTTCAACAGTGAAGGTTACGAGAGATTTAAACGTGTCGTTGATAATTTCGCAACGGTAAGATCGGCATATGGCAAAGCTGATGATGTGGAGACATTTATTGCCAGACAGTTTCTGCAGAGGAGGAGCAGGGATGATACAGGTAGATAAAGAGTACCGTATAGAGGTCACGAACAATTATTACACGGTGTATTGCCGTGATAGAACCGTGGGCGTTTTATCAGATATGAAGAATTCGCTCATAGCAATCTTCAACGACAGAACACGCAGAGAACTTGAGCAGGATATGACCCTTGAAGCGGCAGTTCATACAATGAAGGACATAGAAGCACATATGCTAAAGACTGTGTGGAGCCTTCAGGAAAGAGGTGTGATTGGGAATGTTCAGAATTGAAAGATACAGGTCAAGAACGGTTGTGACAAGCCTGCTTGCCGGGATTGTAATAGCAATTCCGCTGTGCGTGCTGGCTGTACACAGCAGGCAGACAGTGCCGGAGATTCAGCCGGTGGTATTGCCAGTTACCGAGCCGGAGACAGAAACGGTAACGGAATATGTCCGTACATATAAGCCTTATGAAGATGTACACGCTGTTTACTATTCATTTATTCCGCTCACAAGGGACGAGCAGAGTATCATATGTTCGCTCTGTGATAAGTATGAGATAGCATATGATCTTATGCTTGCGATTGCCGGAACGGAGTCAGAATACAGGATGGCAGCGGTCGGAACAGCCGGTGACAAGGGAATGTTTCAGATAAATGAATTCTGGAGCGATAAAGAGCCGGCATCAGATCTTCCGGAATGGAGAACGGACCTGTCAGACAATACAGAACTTGCATTGAGGATATTCACTGAATGTCTGGAGTATTCCGGCGGTGATCTGAGGATAGCGCTTAATTATTATAACAGCGGACAGCCGGACGAGATTGAATACGCGGATGGGACAAGCTATGCCGGCCGTGTATTCGACAGATACGGATGGATTATTGAACAGTTGGAGCAATAAAAAATCCGAGCTGGATAACCAGCCCGGACAAGTCCGCAATGGGAACTTCAAAAGCTAATTAAAGTATACCATTGTGGACTAGGAAAGTCAAGCATCTAAAGGGTTTTATCCCTTTTTTGCGGCATTGTTAAGATATTAAAGTTAGGACACATTTATGGGATACAGAATTAAAATTTATCGTCTGGGAGACAGCATAGAGTATGAAATATCATATGTAGGTAATTATGGTGCAAAGGGAGAGAAGAGAGCCCCACGTCGAAAGGCCACACCTGAGCAGATCCGCAGACAGAATCAGATAAACAGAGAGAACCTGATGAGGAGGCTTATCAAGCTGAACTTCTCACCGGGTGATCCGTGGGTGGCACTGCAATACCCGGAAGGGAGCAGACCACAGATGGAACAGGTTGAAAAGGACTGGCGCTCATTTGTCACAGCCGTGAGGAAACGATATAAGAAAGCCGGCGAGCAGTTCAAGTATGTCTACAGACTGGAGGTAGGAGCACATGGCGGAATACATCTTCATATTCTTTTTAACAGGATACGGGGAGAACCGGATGTGATGAAAATGATAAAAGAGTGCTGGAGGCCTAACAGATATGATATGACCGGAATCTACGAATACGGAGGGTATGACAAGCTGGCCAAGTACATCGTCAAGCAGCCGGACGATGAAGTGTACGAACAACTAAGCCTGTTTGATGAAGTCGAACAGAAGAAAATGCTCAGATACTCATGCTCACGAAATCTTGAGCGGCCGGTGCCTGAGATAAAGGAATACCGCCGACGCACATTGAGGAAGGTCATAAACAACGGGCCGAAAGCAACACCGGGCTATTACGTCGATAAAAGTTCAATACGGTATGGAGTCAATCCATATTCCGGCAAATCATATTATAAATACACCGAGTACCGTACAGGGTACCGGGACAGAGCGGAGGGATATATCAATGACACATGTTAATGTATATACGGCATCGGGCATTAAGAGCGTCCGCCCGTCAGACGGGTATATAGCGTATGTACTGGAAACCGCATACAACGGAAAAGTCAGCACAAAAGCGGAAGTTGCACCGGTGCAACACATGACGGCCAACCAGTCGGAGCTTCAGGCGCTCATTATGGCAGTCAGTAAGCTTAACCGCCCGTGTGAACTGACGATATATACGGATTCCGCACATACGGCATCCGGGTATACACAGGGTTGGGTAGATACATGGACGGTAAACGGCTGGATTTCAAGCAGAGGTGATGAGGTGCATCACAGGAAGGAGTGGCAGGAACTGACAAGGCTTCTGTCAGATCATGAGTTTGAATTTAAAATAATGCAGGTACATCAGTATCGTGAAAAACTTGCAGAAATGTTAAGAAACGGAGGTACAGAAAATGTTTGATAAATTCGGAGAATTTGATTCGTCGGAGGAGATAAATAAAGCGGCAGCGGGACTTCTCCGTGAAGGCGACAGAGAGTCAATTGTAATGCTTGCAAAAGAAAACGGCATAGACAAAGCAGATGCCGAGGATTACATAGATGGAGTGATTGATACACTCACAACACCTGTTACGGCCGCCTTCGGCAAGCTGGATGTTGAAAAAGCCGATCTCGGAACTGTGGAGATAATGAATGACTGGGTGCAATATATCAAAGTACAGTGTACAAAGAGTGAAGAGCTTCCGGCAGCGGTACGCTCGAAAACACATTCACTTAAAGGCTGTCTGGCCGCACTGCTCAAATATGCCTGGAAGAATCAGTACAATGTACCAACAGATGTGGTAAAGGCAGCAGGAGTATCCGCATCAAGAGTGACACTGGGAATACCGGGTACGGCAACAGCAAAGAAGATAATAAAAGACTATTATCTCAGAAAGTGTGACTGACATGAAGTACAAGGAGATTGAGAAGATACCGTACATCACAGCAATAATTCCTGAAGGTTATAAGTATGCGGCCATGGCAGCGGTCATGAATGTAGGAGGCAAGGATACTCTTATCGTTGAACTGTATGACGGCGGACCAGTACCGAAGATCCGCGTCTGCATAGATGACGTCAGGTATGCAACTTATATTGTTGCAGATAGCAAGTGGGTGAACTCACTCATCTATGACTGGAGTTACTCAAAAGTAGTCGGAATTAATGAGCACACCCATAATGTCGATCAGAACATCCATGCCGGCAATATGAGAATAGAATACGAGAAATTCACACATGAGAAACCGGATAAATCAGATACGGTACTTGGGATGATAAAGAAACTTGAGGGAAAACTACATGACAAAAAATGCCGACAGAGTGCAAAAAATAAAACAGCTCATATAAGCGCCAGCATGGAAAAGATACCACCATTGTCCGATGGCTTCAAAAAGTTTGTACAACGCCGGATGGGAGACAATTACATGTTTTACCTGAGAAAACACAACATAGCATTCCTCACATGCACAAAATGCGGTAACAGGGATAAGTATTACACTGATATGCCAGAAAGGATAGAAGATTATGCAAAGTCTTATATAGAGACTCCGGCGAAAGGAAAAAGATGTACATGCAGGTTCTGCAAAGCAGACGCGGATTACATGCAGGAAGGACGATACAGAGGCCCATGGACGGACACAAGCGAGTTCTATAACATAACGGCACTAGAGAACGATATGTGCCTTATCCAGCTTGTGAATGTTAAAAAAACATATGCGCTGGGCGAGGCAGAGGAATGGGAGTATTCTGTCAGAGCAAACGTAATATACAGTCCGGGAGCACGCCGTTCGGAAAAATTTTATTATCGGCCAAACTCAAAAAGCTTCAGTACAGCGAATGCAAAGCAGTATTCGGACGAGTATGTAAATTTCCATAATACCGATGTAAGACATATATACAATATTGAGGCATTAAGCAGTACGTGCCTGAGATATTCAGGTATAAGGGAATATTACAAGGGTAAAGGCAAGGAGTCGATTGTCAGGTATGCAGATACCTACATAAGGTTTCCTGAAATGGAACTGCTTGTCAAAAAGGGACTTGTATTATTGGCAGAAGAGACAATCAAAAAAAGAAAAACACAGATGAAACCGGGAAAGACCGTATTTGAAAGGCTTGGAATAAGACAGAGCCGTGTGGCACAGCTTGTCGAAGCAAAGGGAGATTCGGAACTGCTTGAACTGTTCAGGCTTGAAACTGCTACGGGGCAGCAGTGGGCGGATGAATTAATCCCGGACATCAGGAAGCTTGGGTTCATAGAACTTTCATATGCACTCAGGTATATGACCGCGGCCAAATATGTCAAATACATAACAGAGAATGGTAAAGGCCAGCAGAACAGATACTACGATTATCTTAGAATGAAAGCGGCAGCGGGCTATGACATGACGGATTCCATTGTGCTTTTTCCGAAGGACCTTGCAGAATCACATGCGAGGATCACACTTGAAATCAATGAAAAGAAGAATAAAGAACGCATGATAAAGAAGAACGAAAAATTTCCGGAAATAGCCATGAACTATCAGTCACTGTGCAAAAAATATGAGTACAAAAAAGACGGATATATAATCCGCCCGGCCAATAGTGCCGCAGAGATAATCCGCGAAGGAACCGCACTTCATCACTGCGTAGGCGCAAGTGATACCTACATGAGCAAACATGCTAAGGGAACCAGTTACATTCTTGTACTCAGGAAATTAAGCGCTCCGGATGTGCCTTACTGTACCGTTGAGATAAGCAGAAACCAGATAAGACAGTGGTATCAGGCATATGACAATAAGCCCGATGCCAAAGACATACAGCCATGGCTTGATAAGTATCTTTCAACATCAAAACTCAGAGCATTAGGAAGCAAATAGGAGGAAATATGGAAATAGAACAGAAAAAAGGAACATACAGTGAGTTCAAGACCGCACTTGATACGGAAATGAATAAAGCGGCAGAAAGCTTTGTGAAAATCGGGTATTTGCTCAAGATAGCAAGAGATACGGATATTCTTGCAGAGTCAGGATATAACAGCCTGACGGAGTTTGCACAGGCGGAGTATAACCTTGATAAGTCGCAGGTATCCAGATTTATAGCAATCAATGACAATTATTCCGTTGACGGATATTCGGACAGACTGAGGACGGAATATACAGGATACGGCTACAGTAAGCTTGCAATGATGCTGACGCTTCCGGCAGCGGTCGTGTCCGAACTTACTCCGTCATACAGTAAGTCTGACATACAGGCACTTAAGGAGGAAGTGGCAGCAGAGGAAGCGATAAGTCCGATGGAGGTATATCTGGAAGGAGAAAAAGAAGAGCTGGAAGACGCATCATTGCTGTATCAGGCAATGTACCAGTTATTTCTTGAAAATCCTGAACTGTATGAGAAACCGGATGCAGATATCGATACGCTGATGGAAACACTGGCACCTGCAGGCGAGAACATATACACGGTCCGCGTACAGGGAGTAGGAAGGATAATGGTATCTTGCAAGGAGGACAGGGTAAATCTTGTCAATATCAGGACCAACAATGTGGAAATATGCACATGGGAGCAGGTGACAGAGGAATATACAAAACTCTTTGGAAGCTGTACATGGGAAGAAAGATATGGCAGTCCATACCCTGTAAGGAGCGAGCCGGCAGCGGAAGAACCGGTACCAGTGGAAGCAGTCAGGGAAGCAGTCGAGAAAAAGAAAACAAAAAAACCCAAAGTGACGAAAGCAAAAGTAGCGCCAGAACCAGTAATTACTAGATGTGACGTGAAATCTGATGAAGCACCACATGAGCCGATAGAAGGACAGGACACAATAGATGAACATCCGGAATATCTGCCCGAACAGACAGCATCGGAAGATGACAATATGGCAGCGGAATACGATGAAACAGAGACACAGGCTCCTGATGAGGAAAACGAATTGTTACTTGAACTTGAAGAGTGCAGGACAAAGGCATCAAGAACAGCAAAGAGTATAGCTGAGTATCTTGATGACTACAAGGGACAGAGGGTGCCGGAACGTGCATTGTTAAGCTGCATTGACGATGCAGAGCGTCTGGCCAAGAATTTGCAGATATTGAAGGTGAAATGGGATGAAGTCAGTATTTCAGGATCCGAAGAGGGATAGATATTGTTGGGTGTGCCATACGCCATACAATCTCCACTGCCATCACATATTTGAGGGCACGGCCAACCGCGCCGCATCTGAACGCAGAGGATTCAAGATATATCTGTGTGCCGCACATCACAATATGAGCGGCCACGGTATACATGCTTCTACAGCAGAGGGCAGGGCGCTTGACCGGAGCGTAAAACAGATGGCACAGAGATACTATGAGGCATACATAGGAACGCGCGAAGAATTTATTAACGAATTTACAAGATCATACATGGAGGAAAATGAATGAACGAACAGGATATCAAGGAATTAAAAAAACGAATATCGCCCAACACGGGAACAATGACGAGAATGTGCGGATGTATTATTAACGCTGATAAGGAGATTGAGATAACATTCAATGATAATTTTCTTAATATCGATGATGCATGCATATACAAATATGCAGATAGAGCCAAGGCTGTATTTTCAACAAAGCTTGATGACAACATGATGGAGCTTAAATACCATGGCAATAAAATATGGGAATCTGTGTATAAAAGCGGACTCAAGGACAACAAGCTTATGTTAGAAGTATATAAGGCAATCAGAACGCATCTTCCGTCAGGCAGCTTCCTTGTGCTGTTTTTCCATGACAGGTATGACATTATCAGGTATACGAAAAACATGGAAAAACTGGATGAGTCAGAAGAAACGTACGAGTATATCATAGGCTGTATCTGTCCGGTAACGAGGAGCGCTCCGGCGCTGGCATATGATGACGAGAACAAACGAATGGGAATAAGTGCCAGGGAATGGATTGTAGGAGTTCCATGCACAGGATGGGTATATCCTTCATTTGACAGGCACAGTGCAGATACGGAGCATATGATGTTCTATTCGCGCAAAGCTGATGATGTGAACCATGAACTGATACGGCAGTGCCTTATGTGTGATGATCGTCTCACGACAACAGAAACTATGAAAAAGTTTGAGGCGGTTGTGTTTAAGGGCAGCGGCAGTGCCGGCGAGAGTGAAAGATATTTGACAGCGATTAATTCGGTGCTGATGTACCAGCCCGTGGATGAGCTGTTAAAGACTGAAGATCTCAGGGCGGTATGTCTGGTTGCACACATTCCACTGAAAGTGTTGAATGAGATATGCATTGAGTACGAAAAAGCTTTCCCGGAATTCCCGGTGGCAAGGAATGTGATCAATAAAAGGCGATTGCCGAAAACTGAAAAGCACGATAATGCAGAGCTGTACATAAACCTTCTAAAGGCAGCAGCGGAGAAACTTAAGAACGAAGACCACGAACTTGTGGCAAAGATTAATGATGCGATAAAAATGGAAAAGTGACAGGCATCAAAATGAGAGACAGCAACCGCAAAGCGGATGTTGATTAAGCAGGCCGGCAGCGGCACTAATCACCTAATATATCACAAATGGATTAGGCGCAGGGGCGGATACCCGCCCCGGAAAGGAGAAACAAATGGTATACGATTTACACAAAGACGGGAAACTGGTAGGAACTTATAATGCGGAGCAGATAGCGAAAATGCTTAATGTGAAACAGGACCGAATATACAGACATGCGTACTCAGGACAGATGATTAAAGGATATAGAATATCTTCGTGCGTGAGAAAAAACACAGTTGATATGCTGAAAAAAGAGTGGGACTACGTGCGCGTATGTATATTGAATGGGGTAAGACCGGCGGAAGGTGGTGAGCTTGGATGAAAGTGTATATAAGCGGCCCTATAACGGGCCGGAAAAGGTACCGTGATAGATTTCAACATGCAGCAGACTGTTTAACCGCAGAAGGACATATAGCAGTAAATCCAACATTATTAGAGAATGTAATGCCGATGTGTTCGTATGAAGATTATATGACGATAGATTTGGCAATTCTTGAAATGTGTGATGCAATTTATATGCTTAATGGCTGGAAGGACAGTCCGGGAGCAAAGCGTGAATTATATCACGCCGGCTCCCTGGGGCTGGCGGTTATGTATGAGGACGGATAAAACGTCAAGTTGCACCGGTACAACTGAAAATGGTGGAAAAATTAAGTATAATACAGGCGATTATTAGTATTACACCACATTCAAACCTGGTACGGTATGTTCGACAGCACGGGAATGCTATAAAATCAATTAATGAGCTGATAAAGTATTTAATACAATCCAGATTGTCGTTCAAAAAATTAAAAATAAAAAGAAATAGATTCATGCACAAGGCTCCTTTCATAAAAATTTTCTATTATAAATATGGAATATCAAAAAAATCAAAAATTGGTTTGTGTCTAAAATTTTGGGAACGTTCCTAAACGAAATATGACAATATGAATTTAAAAAGGCTTTGTGTGAGGACTGTATGTTAAATATAAAAAGGTAGGAAGGTGGAAAAACCATGAGTGTATCAAAAAGAAATGCCGAAGGGTATCATGACCCGACAGCATATGAAGCATTAAAAAGTTGCGAAAAGAAAAAGGAGAGTCAGAAAATGAAAAAAGGTGAAATATGGGAGATTCAGCAGAATAACGGAACATACAAGGATGTTATTGTACTTTCAACAGGTGGTGATGTCGCACAGGTTATTCAGCTCAGCGAACGTGGCAATGATTTCAGTCTCACGGTAAACTGTCAAGGTATCAAGTATACGGATCCACGCAAGATACAGTATGCCTTTAGTGACGTATTCACGACATTCATCAGAGCATTACGTGATGATGAATATAAAAATATTATGGGTGCGGTGGCGGAAGTGTTGGGATTAAGTACGGTACAGTTGCCGGAAACTGATGAGCCGCAGGAAGAGCAGGAAGAATGGCATCCCATTCCTGAGCCGGTTATTGGTATGCCGCTTCCATTCGACGGTGATACGGAAGAACTTATCAAAGCGCAGACTGAAAGAGACATATATAAGGGATTGTATGAAAAAATGCTTAATTCCCTGATGAAGGTGGGTTGACCATGGATAAAGCTAAAGAATATTTACTTCAAATCGAAACGCTTCAGACGAAGATTGAGCAGAAACGGCAGCGGGCAAAAGAGTACAGAGAACTTGCGTTGACTTCCGGAGGATTCGATTATTCTAAAGAGCGGGTACAGACATCCAATCTTGGCGGACAGATCGAGAATCTGGTAATTCGATACATAGCACTTGAGCAGGAGATCAACGAAGATACAGATATTCTTCAGGCGAAAAAGGACAGAATCACGGATGAAATTCACAACCTTGATAACGCCAATCATATCAAGATTCTTTTCAAGAGATATGTTGAGTGTAAAAGTCTTGGTCAAGTGGCACAAGAATTGAAATACACATATCAGTATATTAGGGAAAAGCACGGTCAGGCCTTGAAAGAATTTGAAAAAATAAATTTTCCTACAAAATCCTACAATGATATGTGATATTATGATAGTGTCAATTAAATATGATTCATAAAAAGGAACTGTGCCATTTGCGGTTCCTTTTTGCTTTGCCTGTCAGGGTGCCACTCCTCATTACTGACAGGCTTTTTTGTGAAAAGGTGGTGATTGTGATGGCGAAATTAACAGCTAAACAGCGAAGATTCTGCGATGAATACCTGATTGACCTAAATGCCACACAAGCAGCCATTAGGGCAGGTTATTCTGAAAAGAATGCAAGGAATATTGCAAGTGAAAACTTGGCAAAACCCAACATCAAGGCATATATAGATGAACGGATGGCAGAGAAGGAATCTCAGTTGATTGCGACTCAGGATGAAGTCCTGAAGTACCTGACATCGGTACTGAGGGGAGAGAGCCAATCAACAGAGATTGTGGTTGAAGGTACTGGAGACGGATGCAGTGAAGCCCGAGCACTTAAAAAAGAACCATCCGAAAAGGACCGGTTAAGGGCAGCCGAACTGCTAGGTAAGCGATATGGATTATATACAGACAAGGTTGAAACAGACGTTGACATGGCCCTGACCGTCAATATAGATTACGGTGATGAAGAATGAATGTGACTGTCAAGATGAATCCGTGTTTCAAAGAAGTAGACCGAAGCACGAAACGTTATATCGTAATGAAAGGTTCGGCCGGCTCTGGAAAGAGCGTTGATACGGCACAGAACTACATCTTACGACTGATGAAGGATAAAGGCCGGAATCTTGTTTGCATCAGAAAATCAGACATCACCAACCGAGACAGTACATATGCAGAACTGACCGGTGCCATATACCGGATGTTCGGAGATAAGGCAGACCAATATTGGAACATTAAACAAAGTCCGCTGACATTGACGTGCAGAGCCAATGGAAATCAGGTTATCTTCCGAGGGATGAATGATGATAAGCAGCGGGAAAAGCTGAAGTCCATTACATTTCAGAGAGGTAAGCTGACAGACGTATGGTGCGAAGAAGCAACTGAGCTGACACAAGCAGATTTTGAAATTATTGATGACCGTTTGCGTGGCGAGTTGCCAGACGGACAATTCTATCAGATCAGAATGACCTTTAATCCAGTGAATAAAAACCATTGGATAAAAAAGGTCTTTTTTGATATTCCGGATTCCAATGTTCTGACGCATCACAGCACATACCTGATGAACCGGTTCATAGATGATGCATATCGTGCCAGGATGGAGAGACGAAAGATTGTTGATCCGGAAGGCTACCAGATATACGGCCTTGGAGATTGGGGCGAAATCGGCGGCATTATTTTGCATAATGTGGAAATCAGGGAATTATCACAGAACCTTGATGATTATGATGATATTGCAATCGGACAGGACTTCGGATTCAACCATGCGAACGCTATTCTGCTGCTTGGCATCAAGGATGACAATATATACATCTTGAAGGAAGTGTATGTGTTTGAAAAAGAAACATCAGAAATCATTCCACTTGCACAGGCAGCGGGGATTCCACAAAACAAGGAAATGTGGTGTGACTCCGCAGAGCCCGACAGAATCAAGATGTGGAAGAACGCAGGATATAGGGCAAAACCGGTTGAAAAGGAAAGAACAAACGAAAAAAAGTATCAGACAGCACAGATTGATTGGCTGAAAGGCATTGTTCGCAAGGATAAGGCCATTAAACGTATGATATATATTGACCCATCCTGTACCAACACCATTAAGGAAGTACGACAATGGAGATGGAAGAAAGATCCGGTTACCGGCGAGTATATGGATGAACCGCTGGCGGTTATGGATGATGCAATGGCGGCGCTCCGGTACGGGATAGAGCGCTGGCGTAAGATGCGTAAATGGCTGATATAGAAGGAGAAGTGAAATGTTAAAACCTGATGAGATAAAAGTGATTATTGAAAGCGATAAAACATCCGAGCAAAAGCGTTTTGCCAGAATAGGAGAACGATACTATGACGGCGATCATGATATATTGCGGTACAGGATGTTTTACTACAATTCAGATGGCAAGCTCGTTGAGGATAGGACCAGAAGCAATGTCAAAATACCGCATCCGTTCTTCACAGAGCTTGTTGATCAATGCACACAATATGTTCTCTCCGGGGAACGTATAGTCGTGGCCAATGATGCAGCACTGCAGGAGTATATGGATAAGTACTTCAACAACAACGAAAGCTTCATGACGGACTTGGCAACATGCATAGATGATATGCAGATTAAGGGCTTTGCATATATGTATGCTTACAAAAACAAGAAAGATAGAACAGCATTTGCGGCAGCGGATTCGCTGGATGTAATAGAAGTGCGTGAGAAGGATACGGATGACGGATGCGCCTATACAATATATCACTATATTGACCGTATAGACAAAGGCAGGAAGATAGTAAAGCGGATACAGGTATGGGATGACAAGCAGACATGGTACTATGTCCAAGTGGATGAAGGCGAAGTTCTGTTGGATGAGAATGAGCCGATAAATCCAAAGCCGCATGTACTCTATACCAAGGACGGGGATAAAACGAAGTCAACATATTTTGAGAACTTTGGATATATACCATTTATCCTTGTGGAAAACAACAAGAAAAGGTTTTCATCACTCCGGCCTATCAAGGCAATAATAGATGACTATGATCTTATGGCATCCAGTCTCTCAAATAACCTGATAGACTTCGATTCTCCGTTATATGCAATCAAAGGATTTCAAGGCGATAATCTGGCGGAGCTGCAAACCAATCTTAAGACCAAGAAGATGGTTGGACTTGATGAAGATGGAGAAATAGACGTCAAGACAGTAGATGTTCCTTATCAGGCACGACAGGCAAAACTGGAGCTTGATGAAAAGAATATATACAGATTCGGCATGGGACTGAATACCGCCGGACTCAAGGACACATCAGCTACTACGAATATCGCTATCAAGGCAATGTACTCACTGCTTGACTTGAAAGCCAAGAAGGTTGAAAAGAACCTTAAAAAGCTGCTTCGTAAACTTGTGGAAATAGTCGTTGATGAAATCAATAAAATGGATGGCAAGGCATATCAGCCGGAAGACGTTCATTTTGAATTCACGCACGAAGTCATGAGTAACGCACAGGAAAATGCACAGATTGAATTGACGGAGGCACAGACAAGGCAGGTTGAAATTAATACTATTCTTTCGCTTTCCAATGTGATTGATGATGAAACTATCATTCAGCTGATATGTGAACAGCTTGATATTGACTATGAAGATATCAAAGACAAGCTGCCGGTGAATGAGGAAGCGGACACAGCCACAGCGCAACAGGCACTAGATGGAGTTGTAACGGATGAACAGCAGACAGAAAGAAATTCTACGAACACAACTGAATAACGAAGAGCAGACGTTAAAGGAGTTAAAGCAGGTATACAGTCAGGCATTGAAAGACTGCGAATCAAGGATACAGGAGTTGTCAATGCGTGCAGACCTGGAACCTGAGAATATAAAGTCGATTATATACCAGAAACAGTATCAGGAGGCAATTAAGGCACAGTTGGAAGGTGCGCTGGCAAACCTGCAATCAAATTCATATGCAACTGTATCTGACTATCTGACACGGAGTTATCAAGAAGGATATCTTGGAACTATGTATGACTTGCAAGGACGGGGAATTCCACTCGTGATGCCGATAGATCAGGAACAGGTTGCGCAGGCTATACAGCTTAATACGAAGCTGTCAACGTCATTATACAACCGTATGGGTGAGGATGTGAAGGTGCTTAAAAAAGCAGTAAAACAGGAAGTATCAAGAGGTATTGCTCAAGGTATGACATGGAGTCAGGTAGCATCGAACCTTGCCGGGAATATGAAACACACGCCATTTCAGAAAGCCTATAACAATTCAATCAGGATTGCCAGAACAGAAGGACACCGTATACAGAATAATGCGACATTGGATGCACAGAAGAATGCAAAAGACAGAGGAGCCGATATCGTTAAGCGGTGGAATGCCGTGCTTGACGGAAAGACACGAGATGTACACCGAGAATTGGATGGACAGGTTCGGGAGATCGGAGAGATGTTCGAGGCCGCCGGATATAAGGTAGAAGCACCGGGGATGTTTGGGGACCCATCACAGGACTGCAATTGTCGCTGCTATCTGGAACAGGTACCAAGGTGGGACCTTGAAGGCGGTATGACCAAGATGGATAACTTCTCGAAGCGAATTGTCGCATTTGAAACACCGAATGATTATGAAGAGTGGAAGAAAGCATACTGGTCAGATGAAAATATTGCCTATATGAATTATGTTACGGACATGGAGAAGAAATACGGCAAGAATTTTGAGACAGTGCTTAATTCCATGACGGACAAGGAATATGAGAAGTATAAGCGGTTACTAGGTGATAATCCGATGTATAAGTCGAAAAATCCCCTTGTAAAAGTCGGTAAAAATGCTAAAATAAAAAATATAGAATTGCCGCCGGAAGCAGATAATATCAAAGGGATTTCTGGCCATACAAAAAAGGCAATTTGTGATAGTTTTGATAAGATAAAAGAAAACTATAATGTTCGTATAAATATTATTACTGTTATGGATCTCGGCAGGCAGAACGAAAAAGTACCATTTCAATTTGTGCCTGAAAATGTGGGTGGCTATTTGAGATATAAACTTGTTTTGAACGCCGGATATGATTTTAATGGAAGTCTTGAAAACTTCACAGCTCGTATCATGAGAAACTATAACAATGGAGTTTTAGCATCCAAGAATGTGGAAGATTTATTAGCCCACGAAATGGCACATATTCTGACATTTCAAGATTGCGATACGTTTGGAACGTTTCTTCGATTAGAAGAAGAGGTTAGGGAAAGCTTCATAAGAGGTGTATCAGCATATGCGGACAGTACATATGATGGAGCAGAGACAATAGCGGAAGCGTTTGTAAGGTATCGAAGGGGCGAACATTTGTCAGAAGATGTGATGGCATTATTGCAAAAATATGTATTAAAGAAGGAATAATAATGGTTGTTTTTTCTCAATGTATGGATTGTAAAAATTATATAGGAAAAAAGGGGGATGCTTTCTGTTGCAAGGCATTTCCGGAAGGCATACCAGATGATATATTTTGGAATAAAAAATATCATATTGAGCATATAGATGGCGATAATGGATATCAATTTGAAAAGATGGACGAAAGCACTCCGCAGTAGCAGGGTGCTTTTTTAATGCATAAAATAGGAGGATAAGAGAATGCAGAAGTATGTAGGAACAAAGCAGATTGAAGCAAGAACGATGACCAGAGGAGCGTATAACTACTACCGGGGTTGGCCGATACCGTCAGATGAGGATCCAAATGACAGAGGGTATCTTGTAAAGTATTTAGATGGATATGAGAGTTGGTCACCGGAAAAACAGTTTAACGAGGCATACAGACCATGTGACAACATGACATTTGGAATTGCTCTTGAAATGCTCAAAAAAGGCTCCAAGGTTGCAAGAAAGGGATGGAATGGCAAAGGAATGTTTGTTGTATTCCAGAAGGGATATCCTGATGGAATACCATGTAACAAGCAGACCGCCGAAACTTGGGGAATCAGTGAGGGTGATTTATTCAAGTGCGCCCCATATCTACAGATCAGATGTGTTGATGGTTCACATTCTATGTGGGTGCCGAGTATAAATGATTGCCTTGCTGAAGACTGGGTAATAGTTGAGTAAAAAATAATAGTTAATTTAGATCATGATAAAAACATGGTCTTTTTTAATGCCCGAAAGAAGGTGAATGAGCATGGCAACAATAAGCGGAAACGTGTGTAATACTTATGTGCACATAGATTTAATTGTAAATGAGACAGGCACATCTATTGAAAATAATGCATCCACAGTGACTTGGAAGTTGGTAGGTTATTTGGGAAGTGGTGCAACATCATCACATTGGTACTCCAACAGTTATCACTCGATCAAGGTGAAGGTGAATGGTTCGACCGTCTATGACCTGCCGAGTACAACACAGAAATCAATATCGATTGGTACTAACACAAGCGCATCCTCTCCGGTAACGATTGCATCCGGAACAACCACGGTGCCGCACAATGCGGATGGCACGAAGACATGCAACGCATCCTTTAGTATGGTGTACCGTTATAGCTCATCATTCTCCTGGAATGGGTCGGGAAGCTTCAGCTTAAAGACAATTCCGAGGGCAACAACGCCAACGGTATCAAAATCAGGTGTTGCAATGGGAACGGCAGTGATAATCCGCACACCGAGGGCATCAAGCAGTTATACTCATACACTGACGTATAAGTTTGGAAACGCAACAGGAACAATCGGAGCGGCAAAGAAGGTCACAACAAGCCAATCATGGACACCGCCGCTCACACTTGCAAACCAAATCCCGAATTCAACAGGCGGCACATGTGTAATTACATGCACAACATATAACTCAAGCGGTACGGCAATAGGTTCAAAGACAGTATCACTTGCGCTGACAGTTCCGTCAAGCGTTGTCCCGAAAATCAATAGCTGGACAGCAACGGATCCGAACGGGTATAAGGACAAGTACGGTGAATTTATCGCAGGATACTCAAAAGCATTAATTACAGTCAATGCAAGCGGCATATATGGTAGCTCAATAACTCGGTATGCAATGTTCGGGTACGGTGGTAAATCTAACACTTATACAATAACTGAATTGACAGCAAGCGAGTTTATTACCAATATTCAGGTTACAGACAGCCGTGGAAGAATGGCGGAATTGATTGATAATGTATATATTGACATATTAGCATACAATCAGCCGAGCATTTCAAAGCTGTCTGCTGTAAGATGTAATTCAGACGGAACAGCTAATGCCGAAGGCAATCACATAAAAATCACGATTAAGGCATCAATAACGGCGCTGAACAACAAGAACAGTAAAAGCTTCAAGTTGGAATATAAAGCATCTGATGCTACATCATGGACAACAGCGGCAACATGGACCGCTGCATACAGTATTGATACCTCAAAGGTAATTGCGGCGAGTATTGATAAAAGCTACAGGGTGCGACTGACGGCTAAGGACGACTTCAAGACTATCGCCAAAGAAGTAACTGCCGGAACAGCATTTACTCTTTTGGATTTTTATAGCTCTGGAAAAGGCATGGCAGTTGGCAAGGTTGCAGAAATTGATAAATTACTTGATATAAATTTAAGGACCAGACACAGAGTTGACGAAGACTTCATGATTGGTGCAGCAATATATGGAATGGATGCAGATGGTAAAATATACGAAGCATTATATCCGAGGAATAGCAATGGTAACTTAGTTATTGGTTATGGTAATTATGAGAATAAAAGCGGAAATACAAACATATACGGTACAAGTGTAAATATAGCAGTAAGCGAAACACCAAATCCGGCATCATTTAAGCCTTATGTGTGCAAGGGCGATACATTGACGTACGAGAATATAGCAAGTGCAGGATATGTCACTGGAGGCGGCACAAATATATGCTTTTATGTGCCATGTTCAAGATACATCCTTGGAAATCCAACACCGAGCGCAGTATCAATCAATGGACTGACTATCAGACAGGGCGGAAAATATACGCATGGTTCAAGTGCATCAGCATATGTGAAGCCGTCAAGCTATTCTGTGAGCATAGCACCTGACGGAGGATTCTATGTGAATGCTGTTATAAATACAACAACCAATGCAGTCAATAATGATGCCTGTGGCGTAAGGTGGTCGGGCAAAATTGTTTTATCATAGGAGGGTGAAAGAATGGCATTATCGAAAAACATTACACAGGAAGATGGGGTTGTGACTACTTATCACAGAATCTTATTCGTGACAGTTACGACTAACAGCCACAATTCAATTGCGGTCGCATCTTACATAAACGAGAATTTCAGACAAGAAGAAAAAGAAGGAACCATTGCACTGCCGTACATGAAGGCGGTGACATATGAAACCACATATGATCCTGACATGTCTGTTGAAGCTGCATACGATTACTTGAAAACCTTGAATGAATTCGCAGATGCGGAAGATATCTGATTTACTATCTGCATTAAGGCGCCCGATAAAGGGCGCTTTTTTGATACAAAAAACTAAGAAAGGAGCATGAGGATGCCAGTAATAATAGCAGCTGCAATCACAGGAACACTTGCATTAGTCGGCGTGATATTCACCAATGTAATGAGCAACAGAAGAATTGAACACACACTTGAAACGTCGCAGGCGGTCACTGATTGCAAAATCACTGAACTGACAAGAGAAGTCAGAGAGCACAATAATTTCGCAAGGCGGGTTCCTGTAATGGAAGAAAAGCTTGAAGGAATTATTAACCGGGTAGAAAATTTAGAAAGAAGGTAAGGCAATATGGAAAATTTAATCGGAAACGTAACAATGTTATTGACTGTTATCGGAGTACTTGCGTTCGCTGTAAGTGTAATCACTCAGGTAACCAAAGGTTGGGGATTCTTAGATAAGATTCCAACAGCGATTCAGGTATATGTCACATCACTTGTTTTAACGGTATTAGGCATTATCATCTATCTGCAGGTAAAAGGTTATAAGATAGTATGGTACTACATTGTAGGTGCTATTATCTTAAGCTTTTTCATCTCCTTTGTATCCACGAATGGCTGGGAACAGTTGAAATCGTTGTGGAAAAGAACCAAGTATGATAAAGAAAGTGGTGAATAATATGAGTACATTCGGTATTGACGTATCGCATTGGCAGGGCGATTTTGATTTCGCCAGGGCAAAGAGTAATGAAGGTGTAGAATTTGCAATAATTAAAGCTGGAGGCAGTGATGCCGGACTGTACAAAGACAGCAGATTTGAGGACGATTACAGAAAATGTGTGGAGTGTGGACTTCCAAAGGGAGCATACTACTTCGGACATGATATGACCGTTGAAGCAGCTAAGGAAAGTGCACAGCACTTCATTTCACTTCTTAAAAATAAACAGTTTGAATATCCGGTCTACTATGACGTGGAAGGGGATATGATTACAAAGCTTGATAAGGCAACTCTGACGGATATTGTCATTGCGTTTTGTGATGAGGTGGAAAAAGCAGGCTACTATATCGGCGTATACAGCAGCGCATCATTTTTCAACAGTGAAATGGACGATAAGAGACTTTCACGATTCTGTCATTGGGCGGCGGCCTGGAGTGCAAAGCCGACATTGACAAGTGGAAATCCAATTCAGATGTGGCAGTTCGGCGGCAGTCGTAACTGCATCAGAAGCACGAAGATAAACGGTCAGACAGTAGATCAGAACTTCTGCTATGTAGATTATCCAACAATAATCAAAAGGGTAGGCCTGAACGGATATAAGGCATCAGCATCAACGCCAAAGCCGGCAGCAGGCATCAAGGCAGGTACTGCATACTCCTTGAAGAATGTTCCGGTATACAATTCCGAATCAGGCGGCTCAATCGGTAAAAGGACCGGCATATATCGTACATGGGATTCAGTCATTAAAAACGGCAGAATCAGAATGACGAATAGTGCTTCGAGGGTTGGAGTTGCCGGACAGGTCAGCTTCTGGGTTGATGTAAAAAATCTTAAATAAGTTATCAAGGACATTCGGAAATGGATGTCCTTTTTTGTCCAAACGGCTTATGACATAAAAACTGTGACGAACAACTAACTCCGGCAAGAGTGATAACTGCCAGTGTGGCTACGATTAAAGCCAAGAAAGGATAGAACAATGGAATTAAAGGAACTGTTAGGAGAAGAACTGTATAAGCAGGTACAGACAAAGATTGACGAGAAGAACAGCACAGAGGCAGATAAGCTTAAGCATGTAAGATATGCAGATCTGTCGGAGGGCAAATATGTCAGTAAAGAGAAGTATGATTCAGAACTTGAGAAGCTTAATGGACTGATTACCGGCAAAGACACGGAAATCGGAAATGCAACAAAGCTCATTGAGGAGCTTAAGAAGGCTTCCAAGGGTGATGAAGGTATGCAGCAGAAGATATCAACTTATGAGACAGAGAATGCAAGATTACAGAAGGAGCTTGAAGAGACCAAGGTCAATTCAGCAATCAAAGTGGCATTGCTTGAGGCTCATGCGGTTGATACTGATTATATGACCTATAAGATCAAGGCGGCTCTCAAGGAGAAGAATGAGGAACTGAAGCTTGATGATGAAGGTCATATCAAAGGTTGGGACAATATGCTCACAGACCTAAAGACACAGTTCCCGGCTCAGTTCACAGCTTCATCCGGCTCAGATGATGGCGAGAGGCACATCATTGAGAATAAGCTGCCAGATGGGAATCCGGGCAATACGAATGCAGAACCTAAGGACCTGGCAGAGGCATTGAGACAGAAATATGAAGGGAACAATACCCAGTAATAAGTAGAAAGGAATGGTGAAAACTATGACAATGACATTAGAGGAAATCAAGAAGGGCATGAGTGATAAGGTATTCTCACAGATCGTGGATATCTTCCTCAGACAGTCAACAATACTTCAGATGCTCACATTTGATGACTGTGTATCAGCATCAGGCGGTGGCTCAACAATGAAGTACAAGTATCTCAGAAAGGTACTTCCTGCAACAGCGGAGTTCAGAAAGATAGGCGGTTCTTATACTGCTTCAGCGGCTACCAAGCAGGAGTGCGAGGCTAATCTTGCAATCATGGGTGGAGCTGTTCAGATGGACAGGGTGCTCAACAGAATAGCCGGTAACTTCGACAACATGGCATTTCAGATAGAGGAGCATATCAAAGCGGTCGTGAACCTCTTCCATTATACAATGATTAATGGAGATGCAACCACAACAGCTTCGGGAGATCATCCAGAATTCCAGGGGCTTGATTCTATGCTTGCTGGAACAACGACAGAATACGGTACAGACAAGGCTATTGATCTGTCATCTATCACAGCGATCAAGTCTAATGCTGATGAGTTCTATGAGGCACTGAGCCTTCTTGTCAAGACCACAGATGCTGATGCGGTGCTCACTAACACAGAGATGATCACCAAGATTCAGACAGTGGCTCGTATCCTTGGATACAAGACAGAGAGTGAGGAAGCATTCGGAAAGCGTGTCACTACTATTGATGGTGTCAAGCTTGTTGATATGCAGGACTATTACACTGTAAGCGGCGGCTCTGCAACTGCTGGCCATGTTGTCAAGAAGGGACTTTCAAGAACCATCGCAAAGGAGAGTTCGGCAACAACAGGTCTTACAGACGTCTATGCAGTCAAATTCGATGTTAATGATGGATTCCACGGAATCAGTCTGAATGGTGGTTCTGTAATCGATCAGTATCTTCCAAACTTCAACGAGCCTGGTACAGTCAAGGATGCCGAGGTTGAGATGATCGCAGCTACAGTCCTCAAGAATACACAGCATGCAGGTGTACTCAGAAATATCAAGATTGCATAAGGAAGGATGGGTGATTGAATATGGCAACAAAGGAAACAAAGACAGCAGATCAGACAAGTGAGGTTATTGAGCCTGTAGTGGCAGAGTCAAAGACAGAGAGTGAGCCTACAGGCTGGATTGTATCAGTTATTAATGGTTCTACATATTGCGGAATAGGCGCCGGCGGTGTACAGTTCGCAAATGGCAGAGCTGAAATCACATCTAAGCGTATGGCTGACTGGTTCAAGGAACATGAAGGATATAATGTCATTGAACAGTAGTGTAGTAAGGCGGTGATCTTATTATGATTATGACTGTGAATCGACTGAAAGAGTTGATTGATACCGGTTCAGAGAAGGATAAGGTGATTGAAGCTAAGCTTCAATCACTGGAAATCCTGATAAGGAAATATACCAACAATAACTTTCAGAATAGGAGCAGAAGAATCAGGTGTGATGTATCATCCGAAGTCGGATTGATGTGTGCATCATCATTATTCAAGGTCGGTGACACTATTCAGTTGTCAGAATCGGCTTATAATAGCGGTCTGTATATAATTGACAGTATAGACTTTGATAATGGCTGTATGGGGCTGAATGAGAGCTTAACAGCTGAATCAGATGTGCTTGTCACAAAGGTCGAATATCCTATGGATGTGCAGATGGGTGTTGTGAACATGCTCTCATGGGACCTGAGCAACAGGGATAAGGTCGGAATCCAGTCAGAAACGATCAGCAGACATTCTGTGACCTACTTTAACATGGACGGTGATAATTCCACTATTGGATATCCGAAGTCACTTGTGGGCTTTTTGAAGCCGTATATGAAGGCAAGGTTCTAAGGGGGTGCTGATATGATAGGCGGTAATGTAACAGCATCTATTCAGGTATACACCGCAAGCAAGAACACAATAGGTGAATCAATTGCATGTTGGCACACGGTTCAGGATATCAAAGGGTGGCTTGACCTGTCAGGCGGCGACAGTAAGTACACAACTTACAATTCCAAGATTCAGGAATCCACACATGTATTTATTGCAGATTATGTTGCACCGGTGCAACACATGACAGCTGAAAACAGTCGGCTTCTTGTGGATGGGAAGGTATATGACATTCTGTTGATTGATGATCCTATGGAACTGCATATGCAGACTGAAATATATCTGAAATACACAGGAGGCCAGTGATATGGCAGTTAAGCTTGAAAACAATTCAATCAAGGTCAAGGCGGCACTCAATGATGCCATTATTGCTGCTCTGTATGAAGCAGCAGGCGCAATTCAAGGAGCTGCACAGCGTAATTCAAGAGTGGATACCAGTCAATTAAGAGGTTCCTGGTCTTATACTGTGGATGAATCCGCAGGAGAAGCCACAATCGGAAGTCCGCTTGAAAATGCAATCTGGGAAGAATTCGGTACAGGTGAATATGCTGCGAATGGTGACGGCAGAAAGGGCGGTTGGTTTTACGTAGACGCTAAAGGGCACGGACACTTCACGTATGGCAAGACACCGAACCGGGCGCTAGGACTTGCCTTCAATTCAAAAAAAGCGGCAATTGAAAAAATGTTTGAAAGCAGGTTGAAAGGGATGAGTTAATGAGCATTGCAGCATTGAAGTATATTGATTCATTTCTGACAGGTCTATCCATTCCATATCAGCTTATGGAATGGAAAGGTACTGTCCCTGAATGTTACTTCGTTGGGGAATATCAGGAGATTGAATCACTCACAAAAGAAGAAGACGGTTCTCAGGAGACATCATTCATTCTGACGGGATTCACCCGTGGGGCGTGGATGCTGCTTGAAGAAGCCAAGAACAAAATTGAAAAAGCATTACCTAAAACGGCAATAACTGAAGATGATTCAGCGGTTGCTGTTTTTTATACGCAGGCATTTCCTGTTCCGACCGGGGATGCTGAATTGAAGCGTATACAAATCAATTTACAAATTAAGGAATGGAAGGTGAATTAAATGTCATTTGAAGAATTAAAGTCAAGTGGTATCACCACTGACACACCGAAGAACATTATGCTTGGCGCAGGTACTATCCACAAGGGATTTGCGCTCACATATTCACTCACAACAGATACTGCCATTGTTAAGGGCAAGACATATTACACGAGAAGTAGTGATTCAGCACCTTATACCTACACGGCTGTGGAAGAACCGAGTTTGTCATCTATTTCAACATATTATGAAGCAAAGTGGAATTTTGAGGAATCCCTTATCGGTGCTACATCAGGCGGCAGCAAGTTTTCAATCGTCCCTGAATTCACAGACATTGAAGTGGACGGTGCCCTTGTTAAGGTTAAAGGCTTAACCGTAAAAACGGGTGAAGTAGCAACAATGGAAGTGAATTTCATTGAAATGACACCGGAACTTCTGAAGATGTGCGTTATCGGTGACAGTGCGGCATCAACGGATTTCGCAGGTTACACAGAAATCACTTCAAGGGCAAGAATTACAGAAAAGGATTATGTTGAAAATCTTGCATATGTCGGACATAAGACTGACGGAACGCCTATAATCATCATTTTTGATCAGGCTATCTGCACATCAGGTCTTGAAGTGGAAGGTAAGAATAAGGAAGCAGGCGTATTCACAGGCACATTTGAATGTGTGGCTGATATCAGCCCTGAAGCTGATACACTGCCTTGGCGCATCCTGTACCCAACAATTGCTGAATAAAAGGAGATTTTACAATGGAAAAATATGAATTAAGAGGACTTGTTGCTTCAGATCTTGGAACAGTATGCAAGATTATTACAGCTATTGGAATCAGGCAGTTCAAAGGCTGCTTTAAAGTCGAGGACTTGAAAAATCCAGACAATATTGAACAGGTTGGATTGGGTGTGGTGATTGACCTTGCAGGAATCGTCATTGCTAATTTTGAAAAGGCAGAAGTTGATATCCAGGCATTTCTTGCAAGTCTTACTGGAGCTACTGTTGATGAAATTAGGAATCTTTCTCTTGCAGATTATGGTGAAATGATTATCGAAGTTGTAACAAAGGAAGAATTCAAGGATTTTTTCGGACGTGTTATGAAGTTGTTGAATCGATAGGATATATATCATTTATGGACTTGCTATCACAACGATATGCAAGTCCATTTTTGGTATTAGATGATTTTATCAGACTTCATCAGCTTCATGACTTCGTAGTGGAAATATTCAATAAAATTTCAAAAGAGAAAATCGAAGAAAATCGGTGGGAATTCTATCTTCACAAAGTGTACCGTAACATCACATTTGAGAAATACATTGAAATGTGTGAAGAAGAACAGCGGCGCAGGAATGCCGACAAGATGACCCACAAGCAAATCGGAAATGTTATTGAATCGTCAAAAAAGATGTTAGCGGGAATCATTCATGTATAGAAGGCAAAAGAAATGAGGTGATTTTATTGGAAGTTTTTAAACTTTTGGGGACTATTGCGGTAAATAATAGTGATGCGAACAATGCGATTGATGAAACATCGGATAAAGCCGAAAAGTCAGAAGGGAAGATGTCAAGTGCTTTTGGCAAGATTGGGAAGGCAGCTGTTAAGTTCGGCAAGGTGGCAGCGGTAGCAATTGGAGCAGTAGCCACAGGCCTGAGTGCTATGGTCAAGTCGGCTGTCAGTGATTATGCCGATTATGAACAGCTCATCGGTGGCGTTGAAACGCTTTTTAAAGAAAGCGCAGACACAGTAATAACTAATGCGGCAAACGCATATAAGACCGCCGGAATGTCCGCAAATGAATATATGGAAACTGTTACAAGTTTCTCTGCATCATTGCTTCAATCACTCGGCAATGACACCGTGGCAGCGGCATCTAAGGCTGACATGGCAATCACCGACATGTCGGATAACGCCAACAAAATGGGTACTGACATGGAAGCTATTCAGAATGCCTATCAGGGTTTTGCAAAACAAAACTACACGATGTTAGATAATTTAAAACTCGGTTATGGTGGTACCCAGAGCGAAATGGAACGACTGCTTGAAGATGCTACACAGCTTTCTGGCGTTGAATTTGATATAAATTCTTATGCTGATATAGTTGATGCAATCCATGTGGTTCAGACCGAAATGGGAATCACCGGTACAACCGCTAAGGAAGCATCTACTACAATTCAAGGCTCAATTGGTTCAATGAAGGCGGCTTTTGAAAACTTTTTAACCGGTATGGCAGACCCTTCACAGGATTTTGATGCATTGTTTGGAAATCTTGTTGATTCTGTTGTGACGGTGGCGGACAACCTTATCCCTCGGATTGCCGCAACCCTTCCAAGACTGGTAAATGGACTTATAAGCCTGATACAGGCGCTTGTTCCGCAGATACCGGGGATATTGTCACAATTATTGCCAGCTATCATAACAGGAGCTACAGATTTGATAAATGGAATTGTTGCGGTGCTCCCACAGCTGATAAGCATATTGTTGCAGTCATTGCCGGCTTTGATCGATGGTGTTGTCCAGATATTTAACGGCATAATAGAGGCATTACCACAGGTTGTGCAGATGTTATGTGACGCTCTGCCGGAACTGATACCACTGTTGATATCAGCAGCGGCGCAGATGATTCTTGGGTTAAGCCAAGCGCTTCCTGAGATTATTCAGGCAATAATAGATGCATTGCCGTCGGTATTGACAAGCATTGTGAGTTCACTAATTGAAAATCTGCCGCTACTCATCCAAGGGGCGGTACAGTTGATAATTGGACTTGTTAAGGCATTTCCACAAATATTCATTGTAATGTTCAAATCCATTCCAACTATCGTCAAACAGCTTGTTGATTCATTCAAAAAAGCGTTTCCGGATGTTGCCGAGTGGTTTGGCAATAAATTCCATGGAGCTGTAGAGCGAATCAAAAAGGTATTTTCTGTAGTTGGAGATTTCTTCAAAGGAATATGGTCAGGTATCAAAGACGCCTTCGGGTCAGTGGGCACATGGTTCCATGACACATTTTCAAAAGCATGGCAGAAAGTAAAAGATGTATTCAGCAAAGGTGGAGAGGTATTTAGTGGCATCAAGGAAGGCATTGATAAAACATTCAAAAAGGTTGTTAATGCAATAATCAAGGGCATTAATACTATCATTTCAAAGCCGTTTGAAACGATAAATAACGTATTCAGCCGTTTGAAAGACATCAAAATAGCCGGATGGCATCCGTTTTCATGGCTGAAGGAATTTGGAGTGCCGAAGATTCCTGAACTTGAACTTGCAACCGGAACTATAGTCGATAAAGCAACACCGGCATTAATCGGTGAGGACGGTGCAGAAGCAGTTGTTCCGCTTGAAAAGCACACAGAATGGATCGACAGAGTGGCGGATAAAGTTGTGTCTAAAATGGGCGCAACAAGAAATGATTCAATATTTGCCGCAAAAATGGATGAATTAATCAATTATATCAAAGCCTTGAAAATATACCTGAATGGAGATGTGCTTGTCGGTGAATTGGCACCTGCAATGGATGCGCAACTTGGTGATATTTTTTCATCCAAAGAAAGGGGCAGATAAATGAATCAGATTAAATTCGGAACATACAAAAGTTATGATGATTTATATCTCATATGTACGAAAAAGACAATTGGAAGCCCAACTGTAAAGGAATCGACAGTTGAAGTGGAAGGCGGTGATGGTGTTCTTGATTACACCGAATATTTCGGGGATGTCAAGTATAATAACCGTCAATTGAAGTTTGAATTTGAATCATTGGTGCCACAGTCACAGTTCCCGGAATTGTATTCAGCTGTATTGGATGCGTTGCATGGGAAGAAGGTTCAGATTGTGCTTGATGAAGATTCCGATTTCTATTATGTGGGAAGGCTGTCTGTGTCAGATTTCACAAATAATAGAGGAATCGGAAGCATCAAGGTAGACTGTGATTGTGATCCTTACAAGTACAAGAAGAATGCCACAACGGTGTCAAAGGCTGTCAGCGGTTCATTGGAAATCACCCTTCCAAATTTGAGAAAAAGAGTTGTTCCGACAATAACAAGCAGCGCAACAATGACATTTGCCTTTGGTAATCGTACAATTCAGCATAATGCCGGCATATTCATTATCCCAACACTTGAACTTGTAAAGGGTAACAATACAGTGACAGTGACAGGCACAGGCAATGTGTCATTCACATATCAGGAAGGAAGGTTGTAAGCTATGTATGAAGTATATTGTGACAGCCTTCTTATGTATTCAAACACCATTGAGAATTTGAAGTTGATAAAGCCGAAAATATCGCTTGAAGATAACAAGACAGGTTCCTTCACCTTTACAATATATCCTGATCATCCATATTATTCAGCAATTAAAAAGTTGGCATCAATTGTCACAGTTTATCAGGATGATTATCTGCTATTCAGGGGAAGGGTGCTGAATGAAGAAATGGGATTTCACAACGAAAAGCAAGTCACCTGTGAAGGCGAACTTGCTTTTCTTCTTGATTCTATTCAAAGACCATACGATTATACCGGAAGCATCACAGGCTTTTTGACACAGCTTATCAATAATCATAATGCGCAGGTGGATGCACCAAAGCAATTCACACTTGGAAATGTCACTGTAACAGATCCGAACAATACCATTGTAAGGTCGGATATTAATTACACTAAGACATGGGAAGTTATTGATAAGAAGCTGATTGACCTGTTGGGCGGTCATATCATAGTAAGGCATCAGAATGGTGTGAATTATATTGATTATTTGACAGATTACACAACAATATCAAATCAGAAGATTGAATTTGCTAAGAACCTGCTTGACATGAAGCGAAAACGGAAGGGGCAGGACATCATCACTGCAGTGATTCCAGTTGGCGCAAAAATCAAGGATTCGGAAGGTAAGGAAACAAACGAGAGATTGACAATCAAATCTGTCAATAATGGTCTTGACTACATCACAGATCAGGATGCTGTGGCGAAGTACGGCTTGATATTCGGTACAAACACATGGAATGATGTCACAATTGCTTCAAATCTTTTGACAAAGGGCAAGGCATACCTTGGAAGCCTTGTTGATGCGATAGATACAATTGAATTGTCAGCGGCTGACCTTGCAGGTGTTGAGCAGAATATATCATCATTCCACCTTGGAACATATGTCAGGGTGACAAGTAATCCACATGGCATAGATCAGAATTTCAGGGTGACAAAGTTGCAAATTGATTTGGTGAATCCGGCATCTAATAAGCTGACACTTGGCGGAAATATCAAGACATTGACAGGCAATATGACACAGGTGTTTGATGTAAAGGATGGCAAGGATGGCAAGGATGGCAAGAATGGCAAGAATGGAACTAATGGCAAAGATGGCAAGGATGCAGCCATTCAGAGTGATGCACCGCCGACGGACACATCAATGCTGTGGCTTGATACATCTGTAAATCCGCCGTTGCTGAAAAGGTATGCCCCGGAATATCAGTTGTTAGTTGCGGAGCCTTCAGATTGGGCTTCAAATTACACATCATATTTCACATTTGATTCTGAAACCGGCATCTATTCCGCAGTGACAGGAAACACAGCTCCGGAATGGGAAGAAGATACCTATTATCAATATGCTGAGTGGATAACCGTAAATGATACCACACAGGCTTTCTATATGATGGGGAAGAACACTTCTGCTGAAATATCCAAATCTGAAACTAATATCATGTCAAGGGTATCAGAAGAATACTATTTGAAGGATGAAACTGATTCATTGATTTCATCTGTCAGCACTACTGTTGAGCAGAATAAGAATTCAGTTGACATCCTTTTTAATCAGTATTCGGCAGACCTTGAAGATTTGGCAAAAGGCACAGATACTAAATTTGAGGAAATCAAGAAATACATTAGATTCATTAATGGAAAAATTCTTCTTGGCGAAGTGGGGAATGAACTTGAATTGCAGATTGCCAATGATAGAATATCATTCCTGCAGAGCAATTCCGAAGTGGCATACTTCAGCAACAATAAATTGTACGTTACAGATGGCGAATATACTAACTCGCTAACGCTTGGACAGTTCGCCTTTCTTCCAAGAGATAACGGTAATCTTTCTTTCAAGAAATTGGTATAAAGTTCGTACCCATTTCGTACCCAAGCAATATAAAATGATAAAAGAGAAGCCTTAAAATAAGGACATTTGACTATTTGGGGAACGTGCCTTTTAATCAAGTTGTCCGGGGTTCGAGTCCCCGATGGCTCACTATATGGGAAAACTCATTGCTTTTAGTGATGAGTTTTTTATTGTATTCGTATAAGCTTCTCACTTAAATTTAGAGGTCGAGCACCCAGAAAGTGAGGTTGTTATT